ATATATCTTAATCAACCTGTAGGCATTGGAGAACATTGTGATGTCATGGGTGCAATTGAAAGTGAGTTAAGTGCAATTGGATCGTGTCATGAAAAGATAGAGGTTATAAATCATTACTTTTTAAATCGAGGGTGACAATTAATTTAGTGTCACCTTGATGGTGACGCTAAATAATTCATGTGTTAAAATAAAGGCATGGAACAGGAAGAACAAACAGTGATTGATCAAATTCTTCAGAATTATGATGTCCAAGTCCTTAAAGACACTAAGACTATAAGAGAGATAAAAGTTTTAAATAATAATCGAGCAAGTACAAGAGATGCAATCGAGAATTCTTTATATGCAGCTAGAATACCTTTTGGAAAATTAACAAGAGATGTAGGTTCATTTGGTGGAACAGAAATTACTTTTGATAAAAAGAAAGTAAGACTTATATACAAACCAAAAACTGGCGGTGGAGGATCTGGTGCTGGTGCAGAGAATACTACAAGAAATGAATCAGCACAGGCGGTTTATGCTGCGATTGCTTTTGGAAAGGGTAAGATGATCAGTAATAATGACGTAACAATGAAAACTATTGGAAAATATTCTGATTTGTTTGGTATAGATGGAGATGTTAATGATATACTGAATAATTTACCTGATGCGTGGATTAAATCATCAGTTACTGGTGCAAATGCATTATATAATCGTTTTGCTAAAAGTGGGAAATATACTTTTCATCGTGGAGATGGTGTAGTAGATCGAATTAACTCTGCTTTTAAAAGAGTAAAAGCAATAGAGAATGTGAGAATGGATATTAATAAATGGAATCCCTCAGACATTTGGATGGTTAAGAAAGGATATGATTTCAAATGTATTGACGAGGAAAAAACTTTATTAGGATTAAATCAATGCATACAGGAAGAACTTGAACACGGAAACTTAATAGGTATATCTTTAAAACTTATGCAGTCAGGGGCTTCTTTATCTGCGAAAAATATTTTTACAGATATGAAATTTTGTAAGGACTATAATGGATATGAGTATAGTGGTAAATCAATTGATGGATATATTAAATTATCTGGTGGAACTAAGATACAGTTTAGATCTTTTGGTACAGGACTTGGACTTACAGGATTTCAAGGAGAGGTCAAAGGAGCAAATGCAAATCAAGGAAAGATTGGTTTAGGGCCTACTAATTTAATCTTAAGAACTCATGGACTACCTGAGATTCCAACTAACGCTGCAGCAAGAGTTAAGTCAGATCCAGATGGTGTGTTTTTTGATGTTGCTGCTGGTTTAAAAAAATATGCAAGATTATCTGATAAGCAGATAGTTGAACTTAAAGAAAATGAAAAAATTAATACACCTAAGTTTTTGTATTCAAAATTACAAGTTACTCAACTAATAGATATATTAGAATCAATCCGAGACAGAAAAGTCAGAGATCAATTAGTTGAGGATATATATTTGTATGCTTCAAGTCAATCAAGATTTTCATCCGCTTACTATAAATTAGAATGAAGAACACTCACCTCGAACATTTAGAAGACAATATCTTGAACGGTGGATCTCAAGGTGGTAAGGAAGCAGTTGCCTTTCTTCGATCTCTCGGAGACATGTTAGATCAAGGTGGTGCAGATGCCCGTGTTACTGTTAAATGGGATGGAGCTCCTGCAATCATTTGTGGTATCAATCCAGAGAACGGTAGATTTTTTGTTGGTACAAAATCTGTATTTAATAAAGTGAGTCCAAAGATTGCATATTCTCAAGATGACGTTGAGGGTATGTATCCGCCTGGGCAACTTGCAGAAAAACTGAAAGACGCATACAAATACCTTTCAACTCTCTCAATACCAAATGTAGTGCAGGGAGATCTTTTATTCACAGATGATAAGTATGAAGCAAACATAGGTGGTGATACTTGTATTGCATTTCAACCAAACACAATTGTATATGCAGTTCCAAAAGACAGTGACATTGGACAGAAGATAGACGAAGCAAAGTTTGGAATTGTATTTCACACTCAATATAATGGTAGAACAATGGATACAATGTCCGCAACCTTTGGTGGTATTAATATTCAAGGAAACGCAGATGTATTTGTGACATCATCTGACTTCAGAAATGCATCAGGTGAAGCAAATATGACTCCTGCCGAGAAAACAACCTATACAAATCTTGTGAATAAGACAGAGGGATCTTTAAAACAGGCATCTCGTTTTCTTGATATGATGAAAGAAAATAATATGAATAAATTCACTTTAAATATCATGTTTAAAACTTTCTTTAATCGATATGTTCGTGAAGGTCGAAGTTTGGTTGGTGCTCGTGCTACTGCTGGTGACTTCGCAATGTATTTTTCAAATGCATTAGATAAAGAGATTGACTCTAAGAAGATGAAATCGACAAAAGATAAATACTTAGAGCTAAAGAATAAAGGTCTGAAGTTTATTAATGATAATCAACAGGCAATATACATGACTGTTGCATCATACATGAATTTACAGGCTGCGAAAAATTTTATGATTCGTAAATTGCAAAAGGTGAATACATTTGGAACTTTTCTAAGAACACCAGATGGTTATCGTGTCACTGCACCTGAAGGATTCGTTGCAATACGTTCAGGTCGAGCTCTTAAACTTGTAGATCGTTTAGAGTTCAGTCGTGCAAACTTCACCGCAGATAAGAACTGGGAAAAAGGTAATCCCATGCCAACACCTCAAATATGAAGAGTTTTACAAGATTTATATACGAAGCAGTATCTTCTCAGACAGTTGCGAATCCAAATCCAAAGGATGACAACGAAGCTGATATGACGGTGGCTTTTGGTCGTTTTAATCCACCGACAACAGGACATGAGAGACTTTTTAAAAAAGTTAAACAGGTTGCTGGTAAAGGTAATTATGAAATCTATCCATCAAGATCAAATGATCCAAAGAAAAATCCATTAGATCCTGATACAAAGATTGGATATATGCAACAGATGTTTCCAGATCATGCGAAACATATTATGAATAATCCAAATGCAAGAACTATCTTTGATGCCTTGAAAGGTGCAAGTGAAAGAGGTGCAAAGTCTGTCAATATTGTAGTTGGACAAGATCGTCAGAAAGAATTTGAAAATCTAGCAAACAAATATAATAATAAACTTTATAAGTTTGATCGTATCAATGTGGTATCTGCTGGTGATCGTGATCCAGATGGAGAAGGTATTAGTGCCATGTCTGCATCTAAATTAAGAAAGGCTGCTGCGGATGATGACTTTGATACATTTAGAACTGGTATTCCACAGAGTCTAAAGGATGATAGAGCAAGAGAGTTATATGCTGCGATACAAAAAGGAATGAAGATGAAAAAACAACAGAATGAAATGTGGCAGATTGCTCCGAAGTTTGATTGGAAAGGTCTTCGTGAAAACTATATGAACGGAAACATATTCCGTGTTGGTGATATCGTAGAAAATGATAATACTGGTTTGATTGGTAGAATTATTCGCACAGGTGCAAATCATATTATTGCAGTGACAGAAGAGAATATCATGTTCAAATCATGGATCAAAGACATCACTGAAAAATTTACAGAGATCTCTGGTGTGCCTGCAAGTCAGAGAGAGGTTGGAACTGACTCTCATCGTCAATATGTTCAAAGACTTGCTCATAGTCCTATCATCCTTAATTTTATAAATAAATCTAGAAAGAAACGTGCGAAGAGTAATGCTTAATTCAAAATTACAAAAAGACTTGATGGATGCGTACCAGAAAGTTTATGAAGAGAAAAGAGGTCATGCATCTGGTGCTTCTGATGCAGAGAAACAAGCTTCGCAATTAGCGTCTGATGTAAAATATAAAGCAAAGGGAAAGATCAAGCCTGGTGCTTCAGATGAAGAAAAGAAAAAAGTATTTTTACAGATACTTAATGCATCACCAGCACCAAATGCTGTGAAAGCAATGGCAAGACAAAAACTTCTAGGTGAAGAGGTTGTAGTAGAAGATAAAAAAATGGCGAAACAAAGTGATGATGATCTTTCTGCAGCACATAAAAAGTTTAGTAGTATGGATCAATCAACTCCATCTAATAAGTTTATGTTGAAAAGAATTGAAAAAGAACAGAAGAGAAGAAAGAAATCAGTACAAACTGAATCAAAAGTAAAACCAAATGCATTAGACGTTGCTATTGAGACTGTGAAAGGTAATAAAAAACCTGAATCAAAAATGAGCCCTAGTAAATTAGAAACATATAGGAAGACACATACTGGTGCTGCATCGCAGTATGAATCTGTTATGGGTGAGTCCAAAAAAACTGATGCTGTGAAAAATTTTCTTGACAAGAAAGCAGAGAAGTTAAAAAAGAAAAGAGCATCACAATCTCAAGCTGCTAGAAACAATCCACATTTTGATAGCACACAACCATCACCATCAGGTAAAAGCATGGGTGAATCAAAGATGGATCCTGTAGGACAGGAAGATGGTGACATTAATAATGATGGCAAGAAGGATGGTACAGATAAGTATCTCATGAATCGTCGTAAGGCTGTGAAGAAAGCAATTGCAAAGAAACGTGGTAAAGTAAAGGAAGGATTCTCTGCGTGGAGGATTGACTTAGATTTCAATGAACAAGTAAAAAAGTAAAAGGGGGACTGGTTTCTCCCCTGTCCCCAAACTGCATAGTCATGCCCGACAAAGATGGGGATGATAATAAATCAACAAAGTCTGTTGTTAAAAAGAAAACAAAACAGATGTTGAATCAGGAATATATTCCAGAGGAAGAGTATGATCGTTACAGAGATAATATTCTTATGAGAGGTGGTGATCATCGATCAAAAGAAACAAAAGAAAAATCTTATACACCTAGCAAACA